CTAATTTTTCAGTTTTAATTGACACATTAGCATATAATACTTACATAACAGCATTCAATTCCAACATGATTGTGAATGAGTCGTTCCTAGACTCTGCCACAGTTCGTGAAAATGTGGTTTCTCTTGCAAGAAACATTGGATATGTACCAAGATCGAGGACTGCTGCACAAGCAACAGTCTCTTTTGACGTTACAACTGCTGGAAATACACCAACCCTTACATTAAGAGCTGGTATAATTTGTGTTGGTTCCGTAAATGATACTTCGTATGTGTTTTCAATCCCAGAAACAATTACAACAACGACTACTCAGAATGTTAATGCATTAGGTAACATAGTAAGTAGCACTGGATCATTTAACGATATTGTCATATATCAAGGAACTTACTTATCAAAGAGTTTTATAGTAGATGGATCACTGGATCAAAGATTTATACTTGAAAATTCATTCATTGATACATCAACCATCAAAGTTTATGTAAAAGGTGCTTCTGATACTGGTTTAGGAAGAGAATATAGTAAAGTAGATAATATATTAAACATTAATAATACTTCAGAGACTTATTTAATACAAGAAATCACTGATGAGAGATATGAATTACTATTTGGTGATGGAGTATTTGGTAAAAAGTTAGAAAATGATGCTGTTATCAATGTTTCTTACATTGTGACGGACGGAACTGAAGGAAATGGTCCTGCTGTCTTTACATACGCAGGAAGCACTGTATCTTCATCAAATCAAGTTTCACTACCTACAGTCACACCAACAATTACAACCACCTCAGCGGCAGCTAATGGGGGTAATATTGAGTCAATTGACTCTATTAAGTATTTTGCACCTCGACTTTATTCATCACAATACAGAGCAGTTACAACAAGGGATTATGAGTCTGTAATACAGCAAATATATCCAAATACAGAATCAGTTTCTGTTGTTGGTGGTGAAGAATTAGATCCACCAGAGTTTGGAACAGTGTTTATTACAATAAAACCAAAAAATGGTGAATTTGTGTCTGATTTTGATAAACAAGCAATATTATCTAATTTAAAAGGATATACTCTTGCAGGAATTAACCAAAAAATACTTGATCTTAAACTACTTTATGTTGAATTGGATGCAAATGTTTATTATGATCAATCAAAGGTCACAACTGTGTCTGATTTACAGACAAATATTACAAATGGACTTATAACTTATGGTTCATCAACCGATTTAAACAAATTTGGTGGAAGATTTAAGTATAGTAAGATGTTAAATGTAATTGACAATATTGATGATGCAATTACATCAAACATAACAACAGTAAAGATTAGAAGAAATCTTAAAGCACTAATAAACCAATTTGCTCAGTATGAATTATGTTATGGTAATCAATTCCATATTAATCCATCAGGTAAGAATATAAAAAGCACTGGATTTACTATTCAAGGAGAAGTTGATACTGTGTATTTTACAGATATACCAAATAAACGTGCTGATGGCACTTTAGATGGAAGTGGAAAAGGTGTATTAGCAATTGTAAAGAGTGATACTGAATTCGTTGGTTCTTTAGTTGTTGCTTCTGCTGGAATTGTTGATTATATGAAAGGTGAGGTTATTATAACAACAGTAAACATTACTTCTACACAGAGAGATAATAATATTGTTGAAATACAAGCATTTCCTGAGTCAAATGATGTAATTGGGTTAAAAGATTTGTATTTGAGTTTTGCAGTTGGAGATAGCACTATAAATATGGTTAAAGACACAATTTCTTCTGGTGAACAGATATCTGGTGTCGGATATAAGATTACGTCAAGTTATGCAAATGGAGCATTGGTAAGAGGATAATATGATAACCACTGGAATTGATAAAAGAGTCAAAGTCCAACAGATAATTGAAAATCAAGTACCTGAGTTTTTAATATCTGAAAGTCCAAAGGCAGTCGATTTTTTAAAGCAATACTATATTTCTCAGGAATATCAAGGAGGTCCGATTGACCTTACTGATAATCTTGATCAGTACATAAAATTAGATAATTTGACTCCTGAAGTTATTGTAGGGGAAACAAAGTTAACAGGTGGTATTACAACTACTTCAACAACTGTAAATGTTAGTAGTACAAAGGGTTTTCCAAAAGAATTTGGTCTTTTTAAGATTGAAGATGAGGTTATCACATATACTGGTATTACTACTAATAGTTTTACTGGTTGTATTCGTGGTTTTAGTGGTATAACAACTTATCATGCAGATAATAATCCATCAGAATTAGTATTTTCAGATTCATCAGCAATTAATCATGAAAATGATGCTACTGTCATTAATTTAAGTGCATTATTCCTTAAAGAATTTTATAAAAAAACAAAAAAACTACTTACACCTGGTTTAGAGAACGTAAATTTTGTTAATAATCTAGATGTAAGTAATTTTATTAAAAATTCAAAGTCATTATATCAATCAAAAGGTACAGAAGAGTCATTTAGAATATTATTCAATGTTTTATATAACGAAACTCCTAAAATTTTAGATTTAGAGCAATATTTAATAAAACCATCAACTGCAGAGTTTATAAGAAGAGAAGTAGTTCTTGCTGAAGCACTTTCTGGAAATCCAATCCATTTGGTTGGACAAACAATTATAAAATCAACCGATAGTGCAACAAGAGCTTCAATATCCGAGGTTGAACCATTAACAAGGAAAGGAAAGGTATATTATAAAATTGGTTTATTTGTTGGATTTAATGATGTTGATTTAATTGAAGGTACATTTAATGTAAGTCCCAAAACAAAGGTAATTGGTAATGTTTCTATAGGATCATCTGTTATAACAGTTGATTCTACTGTTGGATTTGGTGTTACTGGAACATTAGTATCTGGAATTAGTACAAATATCTACTACAGTGATAAATCAGTCAACCAATTTTTTGGATGTCAGAATATTGTAGGTGTTATAACTTCAACTGATGATATTAGATCAGAAGAATTTTATTATGGATATGAAAATGGTGATTTAACAAAGGAAGTAAAATTAAGACTAACTGGTGTATTATCTAAATTTGTTCCAACTTCAGATATTCGTTTATTAACACAGGGTGAGAATATAACAGTTAGAAATGTTGGTGAAAAAATACTTAATCCAGTCGAAGATAGAACGAAGAAACAAATATTTGCTAATTCGTGGATTTATAACACATCTTCAAGATTTACAATTAAAAATATATTTGGTGCCAATATTGTCTTATTTACAAGAGATATTGACAAATCAAGTTTAAAGATTAATGATAATATTGAAGTATTATTCAGAAATGAAGAAGAGGTAGTTGCTACTGGTATAGTTGGTAATATTGATGTAGATACCTCAACAATTTCAATAAAC